TCCTACGTTAATTACACACTAACACAACAACATTTACGTTCCTTAGAATTGATGTTCACAGGATCGGTTCCAATTCGTTGGAATAGGATAACCAAAAGACTACACATTGAATGGGCCTGGGGATCATTAGGAGCACCAGTCGGAACAATAGTGGTTGCAGAAGCTTACGGCGGTATTAATCCGTCAGCATATCCTGGCATCTGGCAAGATCGTTGGTTAAAACTCTATGCAACAGCTCTAATTAAAAGAAATTGGGGTGAAAATATGAAAAAGTTTGGTGGAATTCAATTGCCTGGTGGCATCACACTAAACGGCAAAGAAGTATATGATGAGGCGGTTAATGAAATAAATCAGTTACATCAAGAAATGGAAACAAATTACGGCGGTCCTTTGGAATTTATGATGAACTAATATGGCAACCAGTAAATATTTCAATAACTATAACGCCAAGTACAACGAGCAAAGGCTTGTTGATGACTTGATATCTGAATCTATTAAGATTCAAGGATTCGACGCATATTATATTCCTAATGATAATGCTGTTGCTAGAGATTTATTATATGGAGAAGATCCGGTAAAGAAGTTTAATTCTGCGTTTCCTGTTGAAATGTATCTTTCTAGTGTTATGGGCCATGAAGGCCAAAAAGATTTCTTTTCCAAGTTTGGTTTAGAAATTCGTAATCAAGTTCATGTTCTGGTTTCTCGCAAAGCTTTTAATCAAAGAACACCACAAACAACATATATGAGACCATTGGAAGGTGATTTAGTTTATGTTCCATTTTTAAATGGTGGTGGTGAATTATATGAAATCAAATATGTTGACCAAAACAAAGATGGGTTTACATTAGGAAGAAAAAGTCCATATTACTATGAATTGGAAATGGAGAAATTCAAATACTCACAAGAAATTATTTCTACAGGTATGGCAGACATTGATATTGCTGCTTCAGATTCTGCATATACATTACACCTAAATGTTGGTACAGGAACAGGAACATACACACTTAAAGAGTTGGCATTCCAATCGCCAGATAATACTTACGTAAACGCTACAGCAATTGCAACAATACAATCTTGGATACCTTCCTCAAATACATTGTCTGTAATTAATATTGCAGGTGAGTTTGTTGATGGTTCAGTTATAATTGGTAATACTAGTAATGCAAGATATACTTTGGCAACTTTTAATCCTTTGGAAAATCCTGCTCATTTAGAACCATATTCTAATAATTTATTACAAACTAATGCGAACACTTTTGTGAATACGACAGAAATCAATCCGATTGGTGGTTTATAATGGCAAATGTTTTTTACAATAGAATGATAAGAAAAATAACAGTTGCTTTTGGCGACTTGTTTAATAATATTACATTAGTTCGTTATAATCCAGATAACACGGAACAAGAGCGTTTCATTGTTCCTATTGAATACGCAACCAAAGAGTTGTATGTGATGCGTATCCAAGGTGACCCAAACCTAGATAAAAAGGTTATGATGACTTTACCTAGATTATCATATGAAATGAATGGGTTATCATATGATGCATCCAGAAAACAAATAACAAACATAAAGTATTTTTCACAAAATGGTGCAATAACTAACTCTCAATACGTTCCTGTTCCTTATGATTTCGATTTTTCTTTATATCTTTATGTCAGAAATATTGAAGACGGTAATCAAATTATAGAACACATTCTACCATATTTTGCACCTGATTATACTATCAAAGTTAACATGATTCCAGAAATGGGTATAGTTAAAGAAGTTCCAATTATACTAAAAGATACAAAATATGATGTTACATATGAAGGTGATTATACTTCAGATACTAGGATGGTTATTTGGACACTAAATTTTACCGTCAAGGGTTTTGTTTTTGGTGCAACTTCAACCGCAAACATTATCAAAACATCAATTACTAATATATACAATAAGATAACAGATAAAGATACGGTTGAATTTACACTCAATGCGTTGGGAGAAGGTGATTATTTGATTGGCGAATTGGTGTATCAGGGTTCTTCTGCTGGTTTTTCTACAGCCACTGGCAGAGTTGTGGCTTGGGATAATTTAAATCGAAAATTAGTTTTAAATACTTTGAATGGAAATTTCTTATCTGGCCAAAAAATGATTGGTATGACTTCTAATGCATCTTGGCTATTCAGTTCTTACGCAATTAGAACAGTTGATTATGTAAACATAACAACAACACCAGAATATGGTCCAGCAGGAGAAGATTTATCTACTGGTGTTGGAGTAGAAGATATCTTAACAGAAAATAATGCAGAAGATTTATTAACGGAAACAAACGATAATGGGCCAACTGATCCTTATATTTACAACACCGTTATAACAGAGTATCCAAATACTTAATTCAAGGATTTAAAAATGGCAAAAACATTACAGTTTAAAAGATATACAACAAGCGTTCTTGCAAACACGACAGGGGCTAACGGAGAATTAATTGTAGATTCCAATACAAACTCAATTACAGTACATGATGGAAGTAAATCTGGTGGATGGTATACTGCGAATGCGATTACATTGCAATCAGCATTCAACACTGCAAATGCAGCATATGCTCAATCAAATACAAACTTAAATTATCTTGCTTCAAATGTGGCTATAATTTTGGGTATAGATGTTTCTCAGAATAGTACAATCAATTTAGCTTTCGCTCAAGCTAATGCTGCATTTGTGGCAGCCAATGCATCCAGTAATGTGACTACTCTATCTTATGCTCAAGCTAATGCTGCATTTGTGGCAGCCAATGCATCCAGTAATGTGGCTACTCTATCTTATGCTCAAGCTAATGGTGCTTTCTTAACTGCTAATGCATCTAGTAATGTGGCTACTCTATCTTATGCTCAAGCTAATGCATCATTCTTGGTAGCCAATACACCCAGTAATGTAGCAAATTTAGCTTATGCTCAAGCTAATGCATCATTTGCTGCGGCCAATAGTGCAGCAACAACAATTCCACAAAACAGACAATCATCAAATTATGTGTTGAATTTAACGGATGCAGGTAAACATCTTTACTATGAAACATCATCGAATTCAATTGTTTATATTCCAGACACATCTAGTGTTGTTTTCTCAAATGGTCAAACTGTTATGATAGTTTCTAGAACTTCATCAAGTGCAAATATTATAGTATCACCAAATGCTAGTGTTTCTCTATATGCAGCAGGGAATACAATATCTGGAGACCATAATGTTACAAGTTATGGTGTTGCAACTTTAATGCAAGTTTCCGCAAACACTTGGTTTATTGCTGGCACGGGAGTAGTATAATTATTTTTTATGAGTTTTAAACTATGAATACATTTGAAAAAAATATGGAAGAAATCTTTGATATTTCTCCAAAAGCAGAATTACCAGTTGTTGTAAAAAAAGAAACACCAGTTGCAATATCAGATTCAAATTTGGAAGAAGATTTAACGGATGCTTATGAGCAGACTAAAACCAATCTCCAAGATTTGATTGACCAAGGCAAAGATGCAATGGAAGAAATTCTACTAATTGCAAAAGCAGGCCAACATCCAAGGGCATTCGAAGTTTATGGAACATTGTTAAAAAATGTTGTAGATGCAAATAAAGAACTTCTTGCGGTACAAAAACAAATGCGAGAAATGAATAAACAAAATCAAGCATCAGGTACCACTCACATAGATAAAGCTATATTTGTTGGTTCTACATCTGAATTGAACAAGTTAATTAAAGGTAAGAATGATTAATAAAGATTCATATCGTGATAATCCACTGCTTAAAAAAGCAGGGGTGCAAATCAAGTATTCAAAAGAACAAGTGGAAGAATACATGAAGTGTGCCAAAGATCCGGTATATTTTGCAGAAAATTACATTAAGATTGTCAACGTAGACCAAGGTCTTATACCATTCAATATGTGGGATTTTCAAAAGGATATGATTAGATTGTATCATGAGAATCGCTTTGCCATTACCAAATGTCCTCGTCAGGTTGGTAAAACAACGACCTCGGTAGCATATCTTCTCTGGTTGACACTATTCACAGACTCACAGAACATTGCTGTCCTGGCGAACAAAGGATCACTTGCAAGAGACATTCTATCTAAGTATCAGTTAGCTTATGAAAATCTTCCAATGTGGTTGCAACAGGGTATTATTACTTGGAATAAAGGTAATGTGGAACTTGAAAACGGTTCTAAGATCATTGCCGCATCAACTTCATCATCCGCAGTTCGTGGAGGTTCTTTTAACGTAGTTTTCTTGGATGAATTTGCTTTCGTTCCTGCAAATATTG